ATGATTGATCACGAAGAAAATGCCCTTTTAGAAGCGTACTTATATTTTAACTATGGATCAAAAACAATTGATCAAATGAGTGAAGAAATAGGTAAGAGTCATAGCGCGATTAAAATGGCAATTCACCGAGAAAAAAGCAAAGGGTTTTTAAAGAAAAATGAAAAGGAACACGCCAGAATGCTTTTAAATGAAAAAAAAGAAGAAATCAAGGTATTGCAGTCAACGATTAAGTTTTACCAGTCGGTTTGCAAAGAGTTTGCTTTACTGTCTGAGGTTGTTCTAAAACAGGTTAATAGCCAATAAAAGTTTTTAAAAGTTAAAAAGCATATGGAGTATTGTGCATGTCCATTGTTCGAATTCATAGAAAAGAAAAAGATTTTGTTGTACTTGATAAACAGTTTTTAAATGATGAAGGCTTATCTTTTCGTGCTAAGGGTCTGTTGTCTTATTTGTTGTCTTTGCCTGACGATTGGAAAGTGTCGAGATCACATCTTGCAAAAATATCTCAGGATGGGCCGACCTCAGTTAATTCTACTCTGAAGGAGTTAAAAGAGGCGGGATATATTTTACTTATTTCAGAGCGCGAAAATGGAAAAATATCGGGGTATGATTACCTTGTCTTTGAAACGAAAGCACTTGCTGATGCTTATTTGTCCTCTTCTACCCATACAGATGTTAGTCAACCCACTAAAACGGCCCAAGGTGCTGAGCAAGAAGAAGATGAGCTGCGAGTGGGCAAGCTGTTAGCAGTAAAGCAGCTAGCGGTAAAAAGCCCCCTACTAAATAATAATAGTACTAAGAATAATAGTACTAAGAAAAATATTATGTGCGCTGACACGCACGAAGCTGATTCTCACACTGAACTTTCTAATCAATCAGAACGCAAATACAAAACCAGCAAAGGCCAATTTTTAACGGGTGAAAAACTGAGTGTGTTTGAACAGGTTTGGGAAGCTTATCGACACAAATCAGAAGCGGCAGAAAATAACTACAGCAAATCAAACAAAGCTGCCGCCGCTCATTCATTTTTAAAAAACTGGCCTGACATTCAGCAAGATGCTTCGTTAGTTATTCAACAAGCAGAGGTTGAAGCACATAACCGCGCGGTGAAAAGCATGGCAGATTCAAACTTTAAACCGAAGCACTTAGAAGGCTGGTTAAGTGAACGTCGTTGGACACAAGAAAGCGTGATGATTAATGAAAGTATCTACTTAGCAAGAGGGACGCAGCATGGAAACTCATCCATTCAAGGTAATCAACATAAACTCTCAGTTGCAGAAAGATTACAAAGACTGCACGAAAAAAGGCAGAGAGAAGCAAACGATTAAGTTTGGGCCGGATATATCAATTTCAGAGTTTTTGGACAGATGAACTTAATCAAGCCTTTTTTGAATAACAAAACGGATGAAGAAGTTGAAAGAANTGGACACAAGAAAGCGTGATGATTAATGAAAGTATCTACTTAGCAAGAGGGACGCAGCATGGAAACTCATCCATTCAAGGTAATCAACATAAACTCTCAGTTGCAGAAAGATTACAAAGACTGCACGAAAAAAGGCAGAGAGAAGCAAACGATTAAGTTTGGGCCGGATATATCAATTTCAGAGTTTTTGGACAAGATGAACTTAATCAAGCCTTTTTTGAATAACAAAACGGATGAAGAAGTTGAAAGAATTACTAGCGATTGGTGGGAAGCCATTGGTAACTTTCCAAACGTTGTTTGGGATGCAGCGAGAACCCAGTTACTAAAAACNGTGAAACCTGAAGAGCTCGGCTACACGAGCACCAAGCAAGCTTATGCCGAGTGTTATTTAAATATTCGTCAACGCCATAAAGTCACTCAGCCGCGTCATTGGTCACACGCAACCGTCTTTATCGCCTCAGAGGCGCTCAGAGCGCAGAACTATGCTTGTGGCATAAGTGAGTACCGCAAGTTCGAGAAAAGCTATTTAAAGGCTATTTACCGCGATTTAAACGGTGAACGCTTGCCATATCCTCCGGTTGTTTTACCGATGATCGAAAATAAACCGGCTAAAAGCCGTCAATGTGGTAGTGAACACCTGGCAAAATTGCGTGGAGCACTTGGGAGGCCCGCNTGAACGCTTGCCATATCCTCCGGTTGTTTTACCGATGATCGAAAATAAACCGGCTAAAAGCCGTCAATGTGGTAGTGAACACCTGGCAAAATTGCGTGGAGCACTTGGGAGGCCCGCTCATGCCTAGCAGAGTTTCAGCAGGTGAGCGCGCGTTTAAACTGCATTGCCGTTTAGAAAAAATCACCTTGCCCGAGCAAGAGTATCGCTTTCACAAGACACGCAAGTGGCGCTTTGATTTTGCCTGGCCTGATTTAAAAATCGCCGTCGAGGTGGAAGGTGGGGCTTATTCGCAAGGCCGTCATACTCGTGGTAAAGGCTTTGAGGCCGACTGTGAGAAGTACAACACGGCAACAGAATCCGGCTGGCGAGTATTTCGTTATTCAACTCAGCAAGTGAGTCAATACATTGCAATTCGCCAACTCAAACGTGTTTTAGAGAAGTATCATGTTGATGATTGAAAACTATGAATGTCAGTTAATTACTGAGGAATTTCGTGATTTAGCCATAGAGGATATTGCNATTCGCCAACTCAAACGTGTTTTAGAGAAGTATCATGTTGATGATTGAAAACTATGAATGTCAGTTAATTACTGAGGAATTTCGTGATTTAGCCATAGAGGATATTGCCGAAGCGATTAATGCCGGTGTCGAGGAATGTCGAAAAAAATGGAAAGCCTACGACCAGCCCTATAAAACCCGTAATAGATTATTTGAAGAGCACTACAAGCTGGGTTTACGTGTGCAATATGATCGCTATGTCCATGCGAGACCAAAACGCATTAAAGCCCTGCGTGAGTTTATCAGCCAAAAAACCGCGGTTATTAATTGCCGTTCTATCGACCCTCCCAAGCCATTTTTAACGCGAAAATACTCAGAAAAACAATTATCAGGGAAGCGTAGAGTATGAATACATTTAAAAAAATTACTGATGATCTAGAGCGAGGCACCCGGTTTTTAGTCGTTACGGTGGTATTACTTTATACCTGTACCTTGATTGTTTATGTGGTGCAATGGGGCTTAAGTTTGTTTACCGATGAGATTAATGCAGATTTGGGCAGTGCCTTAATCACTGCGTATTTTTTAATTATTTTATCGGTAATTATTGGGGCGTTTTTTGACAAGCTAGGCCGCAATCATGACTAGCAAGGTAACTCAATTAGATCAAGAACCCCCCTGAAAAACGTCTAGCGCTGTTAATCGTTTCAGAGCGTTACAGTAAGGGCAAATATGATGTCTGTATGGACTTGAATAANGCAAATGCTGATTTTAGATGAAGCTGAGGAAAATCTACAAGCAAATGAGCAGATCAATCAACTGATTCACGGAGAGCTTAAAAACAAAGAAATGGAGATAATTAAGTGAATGAAAAACAAAAAGCATTAGCAAAAACATCTATGGTTGAGTTTAATAAGATTTTTGATCTGATAAAAAAAGTGTGCTTGATACAACAGAGAACCTTGATAAGAAAAGTGAACAAGTGTTTTATTTTACTGGCTTTATAACTTTGTTGATTGATCAGCTGATAGATCTTCAATTGCAAGTAATTAAGAGCTCTGTTGATGATAAGTCATTATCTCTCATGATATTGAAGCAGCTTGATGAAAAGATACAAGAGAAAATCAAAGAAAGCAGAGAGGACTGCCATAAATGCGCGGTGTAAATAAAGTTATTATTGTCGGCCGCTTGGGCCAAGATCCTGAGATTAGAAGCACGCAAAGTGGGGAGAGTGTTGCAACGCTGTCTGTAGCGACGTCAGAGCAATGGCAAGACCAACACGGGGTTAACCATGAATCGATTGAATGGCATCGAGTTGTCTTGTTTAGTGGCTTGGCAAATATCGCTAAAGACTACTTAAGAAAAGGCGCACAGGTCTACGTTGAGGGCAAGATAAAAACGCGTAAATGGCAGGATAACCAGGGCAAGGATCGCTATACGACTGAGATTGTTGGCAAAACTATGCAAATGCTCGGGGGCGGCGAACGCATACAAACAGCAAAACCACCACCGCCACAACCTTCATCACCGGGCCAACAAGCGTTTAAAGCCAAACAAGCACAGTTACACGCACAACATAGCTCGTCGGAGATTGAACAAATAGATGAGGATATACCTTTCTAAAAGTTAGATAAGAAAAATATACCATTAACAAAATCAAGTACTTATCAATGCTTTTGAAATTCAAGAATTTTAAGTCTGTGCGAACCGTTATTTTAATTGCAACTAGGAGCCTGAAAAATGCTAAATATCACGCAAGTTAGAAGTATGTTGGCAGATTGGGGCGATTATATACAGCGAGGCGCAGAGCATGGCTCAAGTAACTCTATTTTTGGCATGATACAAAAATACGGCGGTGTCGTCATACAAAACAATAACAGCGGTAATGATCCTTACATTGCCAATAGTGATGCACTGGAAGTGGATAGAATCGTCAACGAGCTTTTACACAGTGATTGCAAGAGTGATCAAACCATGGCACGTATACTCGTGATTCATTACGGCATAACCGGCTCAGCGGTTAAAAAGCAAGCAACCTTTCGTATATCTGTTGCTGTATATAACAGCTTTTTAAGTAAGGGAGTGAGTTATGTGCGTGGGTGTTTAAATCGCCCTCCGTCATCTGAAGTGCAACACTACCCTACACTAAGCGGCCATAAAATTCTATAAAAAAACATTATTGGGGGTGGATTAAAATCATTTAGTAAGAAAAAACTATTTTTTTATCATGATAAAAACTGTAGCCTTTAGGTAAGCTAGTTATTTTCATGTCTAGCTAATGACATTTAATTCCATTAAGACCTTTCAAGGTCTTTTTTTTTATTTATTATTTTTATGAGATTACACATTGCCTAGACGTGCTAAGCAAATTTGCTGTTATGCCGGATGTCATAACACAACCTATGCACGCTACTGCGAATACCACGAACAACACGGCAATCGATACCATGCCCCACGCAAAACNTGTTATGCCGGATGTCATAACACAACCTATGCACGCTACTGCGAATACCACGAACAACACGGCAATCGATACCATGCCCCACGCAAAACAACTGCCCAGCGCGGCTATGGGGGGCGGTGGCAGCGTGAACGTAAGATATTTTTACAAGATCATCCGCTGTGCAAGCAGTGCTTACAAGATGACAAACTAATCCCGACGACTGAAGTGGATCATATTAAGCCGCATGATGGTGATCATGATTTGATGTGGAATCAAAACAATTGGCAAGCGCTGTGTAAGTCCTGTCACTCACGTAAAACAGTGAATGAAGACGGTGGTTTTGGTCGTAAAAAATCACCCCAGGGGAGGGGTGTATAAAATGTCTATGACCTTTGTTTCCTGACCACCCGCCTAGTCAAATTTATGCACCCGCGAAACAGAAAGTAAAAAGTTGGAGTTTAANTATAAAATGTCTATGACCTTTGTTTCCTGACCACCCGCCTAGTCAAATTTATGCACCCGCGAAACAGAAAGTAAAAAGTTGGAGTTTAAAAAATGGGAGTAAAAGGCTCTGGAAGAAAGCGAAAACCCACGCGATTAAAGAAAATAACCGGTAATGCAGGTAAAAGAAAATTAAATCACTATGAGCCTGAATTAATTGAAGGCAGGGCAGCTTGTCCACATTATTTTAAAGGTGAAGCTGCAAAAGCTTTTCGGTTTGCAGTTGATTGTTTAGAGAATATGCAAATTAAAACCGCAGCATTTCAGCTTATGCTTGAGTCATTTGCTTTTTCTTATGGGGAATGGCGAGCTTTGTCTGAACTTGTTGATCAGCATGGTCGAACCTTTGAAACGATTACGCAAGCAGGGGATACCATGTACCGCAGCCGTCCCGAAGTGGCTCAACGCAATGAAGCCTGGAAACAAGTCAAAGCTTCATTAAGTGAATTAGGGCTAACACCGACGGCAATCAGTCGGCTCAATGCTCAAGTATCCAACACGATAGAATCAGAAATAGATCAAATTTTGGATTAACTTATGCTTAAAAGCGACCCGGTAAAAACCGCCCTAAACTACTGCGACGATGTATTAAGCGGCCGCGTGATCGCTTGTGATTATGTAAAAAAAGCCTGTCAGCGCCATTTAAACGATTTAAAGTATGCTCGTGATCGTGGTTTTTACTTTGATAAAGAAGCCGCGTGTAAAGTCGTTAGATTTTTTAGCTACTGCAAGCACAGCAAGGGTTAGTGGTATGGCAAGAAAATTACTTTAGAGCCGTGGCAGTTGTTTATTATTACTACCGTGTTTGGTTGGAGGCGTGAAGTTGATGGTATGCGGCGCTTTCGTACCGTTTATGAAGAAGTCGCGCGTAAAAATGGCAAAAGTACGAAATTATCAGGCACTGGCTTGTATTTATTTTGTGCCGATGAAGAGCCAGGCGCTGAAGTGTATGCTGCGGCAACAAAACGCGATCAAGCGAAGATCGTTTTTGATGATGCGGTGAAAATGGTTAGGGCGTCAAAAGCCTTAGCCGGTCGTATTGGCATTTATAAAAATAATATGCATTATCCCAAGGATTTACCCAATAATAAATTTGAACCGTTATCCAGTGATAGCTAAACTCAGGACGGTTTAAATGTGCATTCTAGTATTGTTGATGAGTTGCATGCCCATAAAACCGGCGATTTATGGCGCGTATTAGAGACGGGCACCGGCTCTAGGCGTCAACCATTGCTGTATGCGATTACAACCGCCGGCTTTGATCAAACGGGGATTTGTTATAGTTTGCGTGATTATGCGGTTAAAGTGCTGGAAAATATCATTGTAGATGATACCTTTTTCGGCATTATTTACACGTTGGATAAGGATGACGATTGGACGGATGAGCGCAATTGGATCAAAGCCAACCCGAATTTAGGCGTCAGTAAAAAGCTCGATGATATGCAACGCCAGTGCGTAAAAGCCCAACAAATGAAGGGCGAACGCAATGGTTTTTTATGTAAGCACTTAAATATCTGGACGAATGCCGAAACCGCTTGGTTAGATTTAGAACGCTGGAAAGCCTGCGCTGAATATACCTTTAAACGTGAATCATTGGAAAACAGGCCCTGTTATATTGGCTTGGATTTGGCCAGTACCAACGATATAGCCGCCTTAGTTGCGGCTTTTTTAATGCCAGATGATTCTGTGCGCCTATTTTGTCGCTTTTACTTACCGAAAGAGACGGTAATGACTCGAGCCAAGCAATCGCCCGTGCCCTATCAGCTATGGGCCGATGAAGGTTATTTAACCCTAACAGAGGGTAATGTGATCGATTACAACTACATCAAAGATGATATTTACCAGTTGAATAAAGAATTTGATGTTAAAGAGATTACTTATGACCCGTGGAATGCCACCCAGCTCGCCAATGATNGGATGGCCTCGAATTTAGTCGTTGTTGAAGATGATGCGGGTAATATGAAACCTTCTAAGCGTAAATCCACCGAGAAGATTGACGGCATGGTGGCCACGGCAATGGCCGTCGGGCGTTTAATTGCTGGGGAAGATCACTCCTCGATTTATAACGAGAGAGAATTGTTTATCTTATGACGTTATTTAAGCGCTGGTTCGGTGCAGCAACGGAACTTGAACCGAGCACCGAATATGGTGGCTATGAGCTTTTAGATGCTGCGCCCATCAGTGCTAGCGGTCAAAGCATCCACCCGGATAATGCCATGCGCTTAGCAACGGTTTATGCCTGTATTCGTGTATTAGCTGAATCGATTGCCGCCTTGCCTTTGCATGTTTATCGCTATGAAACAGGCGGCGGTAAAGCCTTGGCCACAGATCACCCGTTATATTCTGTCTTGCATGATCTACCCAATGGTGAAGTCACTAGTTTTGATTTACGTGAAAACCTCGTCGGCCATTTATGTTTACGTGGTAATGCGTATTGTCAGATTATTCGCGATGGTGCAGGGCGAGTGCGTGAATTAATCCAATTGCCCACTGATAACACCACGGTGCGCCGTGATGAAAGAACAAAAAAACTCATCTATAGCACGATTTCAAATGGTCAAAGCTATGAGCTACGTGACGATCAAGTGTGGCGACTCAATGCCATGGGCAGTGATGGGATTATTGGCAGCAGTCCCATTACTTTACAACGTGAATCACTCGGCTTATCCGCGGCAACACAAGAACATGGGGCAAAATTGTTTGGCAATGGTGCACGCCCCAGCGGCATCTTAACGACAGATAGCCATCTTAAAAAAGAAGGCCGTGAAAATCTAGCGGAGTCTTGGAAAAAAGCCCACGGCGGTAAAAACTCGAATGGGGTCGCTGTTTTAGAAAATGGCTTGAGATGGCAAGCGCTCACCATGAGCAGTGAAGACAGTCAATTTTTAGAAACACGCAAATACCAGCGCAATGAAATCTGTGGAATTTTCCGCGTGCCGCCGCATATGATTGCTGATTTAGAACGTGCCACTTTTTCCAATATTGAGCATCAAGATTTAGCCTTTGTTCGTCATAGCCTGGTGCCGTGGCTGGTGAAAATAGAGCAGAGTATTAGCCGTGATTTATTACTCGCCCATGAGCGCAAAAAATATTTTATAAAATTTAATATCGAGGGCTTATTACGTGGCGATACGGCCGCTCGGGCGGCTTTTTATAATCGCATGTTTAGTATCGGGGTGATGAGCCAGAATGATATTCGTGAACTAGAAAATATGAACCCAATAGAAGACGGGGACCGTTATTACCGGCCGTTAAATATGACCCCCATCGGTGAGGATGAAGAGCAAAATAATGAACAACTGGTATCAGATCAAAGCACAAGCAAATAAGCACGCGGATGTGTATATTTACGATTACATCGGTGATTACGGTGTTGAAGCTAAACGTTTTGTGATGGAGTTACAGGCGCTTGATGTAGAGCAAATTAATTTAAGAATTAATTCGCCCGGCGGTTCTGTCACGGATGGCTTTGCTATTTATAATGCCTTGCATCGTCATCCGGCAAAGATTATTGCCCATATTGATAGCCTCGCGGCTTCTATGGCAAGCATTATTGCACTTACCGGTGAAACCGTGCATATGGCCGATAATGCCTTTTATATGATCCACCGCCCTTGGGCCTATGCGGTGGGTGATGCTGAAGAGTTGAGTAAAATCATTGAGATTTTAGATAAAAATGAAGCAAAAATAGTAAACATTTATCATCAAAAATCTAATTTAGCCGACGATAAAATTAAAGCGATGATGTATGAAACTTCTTGGTTGACCGCAGCAGAAGCAAAAGAGTATGGCTTTATTGATGAAATTACCGAAGCTGTGAATATTGCCGCCTACGTTAAACCTAATCAATATAAAAACACTCCTCAAACATTAATTAAACATTCTGAAAATAATACAGTAAACGCGCTTCAACGCCATAAACTCGCACTTAAACGCTCCCTTTTATAATTTTCCTTAAAACTTAATTTTTTAAAAGGCTCTTAATATTCTAGGAGGAATAGACTCATGCCTGATATTTATGAACTTGCCCAACAACGCGCTGAAGTCATTAACAAGCAACGCGCCATGCTGGACCATGCAGAAAGCGAAAGCCGTGGTTTTACCGATGAAGAAGACGGGCAATATAACGATTTAAACACCCAGCAATTAAACATTAAAAACCGCATTGCTAAAGCTGAAGAGGTTGAAGCACAAGAGCGTGAGCTCAATACATTAACTTCTGAACCCTTGCGCTCCAGTGTACAATCACCGACTGAAAACAAGGCCACCAGCCCACTTGCAACCGAAGAATATGAAAAAAACTTTTTTGCCTATATGCGTGGGCAAAACTCAGGGGTTGATATTCGTGCCGGACAAGTTGAAGGGACGGATAATAAAGGCGGCTATTTAGTGCCGACGAAGCTACAAACCACCTTAATCGAAGCTCTGGAAGAGCAGACGGTGATGCGTCAAATGTGTCGCATTATTCAAACCAGCTCAACGACTGATCTACCCATGGCCGACAGCTATGGAGCCGCGACGTGGACCGGTGAAGCCGTCGCCCATACCGCAACCGATGATACCTTTAAGAAAAAATCCATTAAAGCCTATAAGCTGTCACGGATGTTGAAAATATCGGATGAATTACTGGCCGACAGTGCGATTAATATTGGTGCCCATATTGCTTACTCCTTTGGTCGCAGCTTTGGCGAAGCCCAAGAAAAAGCCTTTTTAACTGGCGACGGCACCGGCAAACCCAATGGCTTATTAAATGTCGCACCGACGGGGGTTACCGCTGCCGCACCCACCAGTATTACTCTAGATAATATTTTAGATTTACGTAGTTCGGTCAAAGCTGCTTATCGCCGTAAAGCCTCCTATCTTATGCACGACTCCACTTATGGCTCATTGTTAAAAATGAAAGATGGTAATGGCCAGTATATTATTCAGCCTGATTTTAAAAGCGGTGAGGGTGATTTATTACGTGGTAAACGTGTGAATACCTCGGACTTTATGGACACCCTCGCCGCCGGGAAATGTGCCGCCTTGTTCGGTGATTTTTCTAATTTTATTATTGCTGATCGTGGGGGTATTTCGCTGCGTCGATTGAACGAGCTTTATGCTGAAACCGGTGAAGTTGGTTATTTAATGTGGTTGCGTGTGGATGCCTTATTGCTTGAGACAGAGGCAATTAAACAACTTAAAACAGCTGTATCTTAAAAAATTAATAAAAATTAGATGCTTTATTTATTAATAAATAAACTTTATATAATTAATTAATATACTATTTTTATTTATAAAATATTACCATGGCATTAATACATTTAAGGTATTATTGCCATGAATGCAAATCAGTTACTCGCAATTGGTGCTGCCTTAGTCACAGCAGTTCGCCGAAATATTAAATATTCAGAAAACCTTTATTTGTTGACAGGAAATTCTTTTTTTGATGAAAGATATAAAAAAGTATACTCGATTAGAGAAGGGATTAATGCTACTAGTGGTAAAATTGATGAGCAAGCTCCCTCAGCATACGCAAAAAGAGCATTAGATCATAGAGTTGGTTTTTGTAGTGAACTAAGTGAAGTTAGTACTTTCTTAGGCTCAATGTTAAATAAATTTGAAGCACCTGTTTATATATCAGTAATTAAAACTCCTCTTCATGCCTTTTGCTTAATTCATCAATCATCAAGTTTGCACCAACAAACAAAATCAAATGTTTATATTTCTGATAATATAAAAGAGCTTAGTGAGAAAACAGAACTAGAAAATGCAATTATCGTTGATACCTGGATTTATAAGGCAACCAAACTTTCCAATTATAAAAGCCATATAAACTATGCAAAAGAATTTGGAAAACAGTTTGATCTTGAAGAGTGTTTTGATGGTGAAATTAAAACAGAAGGCTATTCTGAAGCGTTTGGTACAACTCAACCTATAAAAATCGCAGAAAAAAGACTGTTAAGGGATTTTAATCTAGCTTACCAAGAAGAGAGCAGAAAGCTCTTTACTAAAGAGACATATTCTACCCAAGGTCGTAGACGTAACTCTATCGATACTAATCTAATTTGTGATAGCAAACGATGGGGGCAGTTGAAAGACCTTAAGCTATTTATTGAAAGAATAGCTTCAAAATCGAGTGATTGGTATTCTAGCTCTAGTAATCGAAAAGGTAAGAGCTATCAAGCACTAATAGATAGTTTGGACTTTGCTATCCAAAAATATATGGACATTAGTAATACCGATTTACAAGAAATTTTTAATCGAGCATTGCAGTTAGCACCTATAGTTCGAGGAACGTCTTCCTTTAAAAATCTTTGGGGTTATAGAAATCATATTACAAAAACAACTGAAGGGTTACTCAGTACAGATGTTGTACCAGAAGAATATTATAAATTTGAAACTCTACCACAGATGAATCTTTTTGAAATAAGGAACATTAGGTCTCGCCCAATATCTCAAAATGAAAAATGTACAGCCTTAATCCAATGGATAAAAAAAGAAGGTGCGGATCCTTCTTTTTATAGTGATGCGCAAAAAGCGGCTGCTTATAAAGCAGTCGATGATTTTGTCAGTCGCAGCCAAGGAGAAGCAAGCTTGTTATTTTATGACAGAGCGGAGGAAGCACCCCCTCTGGCAGCAGAAGCTTCAGCAGCATCATTTAAATCGTTTTAATTCACATTTAAATCAAATTTAAAAGTAAAAGGGACTTTATGAAAGTTAAAATCTTAGTGCCTCGGGCCGGGATAAATATTTCTTATAATATCGGCGATATTATTGATTTACCCGACAAAACCGCAAAAGCCATGATGAAGCACGGTGATGCTGAGGCAGTTAACGTTAAAACATCGAAGAAAAAACCAAAATGATCGATTTAGCACGCCTAAAAAGCCATCTACGCATCGAAGATAATAACGAAGATGATTATTTAGCGTTTATTCTTGCCGCTGCCCTACAAGCCGCCGAGGACTATCTAGACCGTGCAATTGTAAATAATACAAATGACTTGGAAACGATTGAAAACAGTGTGTTAATTAATAAATCGATAGAAATTGCCATCTTAATGTCTGCCGGTCACTTTTATGAAAACCGTGAATCAACGAGTACTTTAACGGTGAAAGAGGTGCCGATGAGTACCCATTTTTTACTCAATCCACATCGGCATTTAAGCGCATGAGAGCGAGTTTGTTACGCCATCGCGTGACTTTACAAAATAATTTAATCGGTGCCAATAATTATGGTGAAGCCGTCGATTATTGGCAGGATATTACTACCGTCTGGGCACGGGTCAGTCCGAGTGCAGGCCGGGAACTCTTTAGCGCCCAACAGTTTTATCATGAAATTACTCAAACGGTGACCCTGCGTTATCGATCTGATATTACCCCGTCGTTGCGCCTTGTTTTTGATGGTCGTTATTTGGAGATTTTAAGTGTGATTAATCCAGATGAGCGTAATCGTGAGCTTATTTTAGCCTGTCGGGAGTGGCTGCATGCCTAAAATGAGTTTTTCTGTTGAGGGTTTACGTGAATTAGAGCAGAAACTTAAAACCTTAGAACCGAAAAAAATAAGAAACCTAAACCGTCGCGCCCTGCGTAAAGCCGCGGAACCGGTTGAGGCACAAATGAAAGCGAATGCACCGCAAAAGTCAGGCGCTTTAGCTGAGTCAATTAAACGGCGTTCTAAAAAAGGCAAAGGCCGCCGAACCATTGTTAATGTGACGGTGGGGCCTGCACGTAAAATTCAATACGCTATCGAGCAAGAATATGGCAGCAGTCACCAACCGGCACGGCCGTTTATTCGCCCGGCGCTGAATGATAACGCGCAAACATCCATCGATATTTTTAAAAATGCATTAACCCTCGCGCTGAAAAAACAAAAACTATGATTGAAGATGTCTATTTTGCGCTGCTCAGTACCGGCTGGCCGGTGTTCCCTATTATGTTACCTAAAAATCAAATACTGCCCGCAGTGACGTATCAGGTAATTGGCGGTGATCGACGTTATAGTCTGGATGCTCAGGCGCATTTGCAGAAAAAAACCATACAAATAAGTTGCATCGCTAAAACCTATCAAGAATGCAAACTCATGCAAGACAGTATCACCGAAATATTAAACGGCTATCACAGTGAAAAAATCCAGCTGATTACCTTTGAATCAGAGCTAGATCAGTATGAACAGGACACCAAAACCTACCGCACTAATTTAACCTTTACTTTAACAGGAGTTGTATGATGAGTGAGTCTATCGGCGCCCTTTCAGAGATTTATCGTGACAGTGATAATGCAGGCAATTACGTCAAACTGGCCAATATTACTAACATCGGTGAAATCTCATCGAGCCGCGATAAAATTGATGTGACCGAATACGGCAGTACACAGAAAAAATATAAGCTCGGCCTGAAAGATCATGATGAAATTCAGCTCGATATGAATGTCGCCCAAGACAATAGTGAGCTGAAAAATTTAATTAGTGATCATGATNCGAGCCGCGATAAAATTGATGTGACCGAATACGGCAGTACACAGAAAAAATATAAGCTCGGCCTGAAAGATCATGATGAAATTCAGCTCGATATGAATGTCGCCCAAGACAATAGTGAGCTGAAAAATTTAATTAGTGATCATGATACCGGCATAGAGCGCCAGTTTAAAATTATTTTGGCCACCCAACCGAAACGGCAGATTTATGAATTTACCGCCTTGATCACTAATCACAAAATCATCGCCCCGCTAAGTGAAGTGATTAGCATGAGCGTGAGTTTGCAGCCGACCAGTGTGATTGTCCAAAGTGATGAGGTATAAAATGGCTCTCCGTAATGCTTTATTTAATCTTGCCTTTAAAACCGCCCCAGTAACTTTGGGCGAATTAGAATTACAGGTAAAAGAACTCTCCATTGCCGAACAACAACGTTATCAAGAACTGCATCCGAGTTTAAGCGAAACTGAAGCCAATTTATTACTAATTTGCTTATCTTTGTGTGACCACCAAGGCGTTAAAATCTTTGATGTCAGTGAATATAAAAAACTGGCTGAATTACCGCTCGGCGTTATTAAACAAATCACCGATGCGATTGTTGAAGTGAATGGCTTTAATGAAAGTGCAGCGCACGATCTTAAAAAAAACTAGCTCATGATCATGAGCGACGGTTTTTATTTCGTTTAGCTTTAGCGCTAGGCAAAACGGTGAATCAGCTCTCACAGGAACTTAGTCTTTCTGAATTTAATGAGTGGCTGGCGNCTCATGATCATGAGCGACGGTTTTTATTTCGTTTAGCTTTAGCGCTAGGCAAAACGGTGAATCAGCTCTCACAGGAACTTAGTCTTTCTGAATTTAATGAGTGGCTGGCGTATTACTCACTGGAACCGTTTGGCGTGGAAAAAGACGACCATCGCACCGCTTTAATGGTGAGCGCGGTTGTGAATGGACCCTTGCAGCGCAAAGATAAAACACTATTTACCCCTAATGATTTTATGCCGAACTATAGCGCTGGTGATGAGAAAAAAACACAAAGCGCGACAGACATGGCCGCTATTTTATCCGCAATTGCAAAAAGGCAGTAAGCGATGGCAACAATCGGTTCTCTCGTTGTTAATTTAAGTGCAAATTCCGCTCAACTCGTTAAATCTTTAACCAAAGCAGAACTTGCCAGCAAGAACTTTTCTAAAAAAGTGCAGCGTAATCTGAAAAATACAACGCTGGCCTTTGCCGCCGTTTCCACCGCAGCAACGGGGGCTGTAGCGGTGATGATTAGTAAGTCCAGTGACTCGATTGATTTACTCGCCAAAACCTCGGACAAGCTCGGGGTCACCACTGAAGCACTGGCGAGCTTACGCCATGCCGCAGAGCTGACCGGCGTTTCACAAAATAAACTCGATATGGGCTTACAACGGATGACGCGGCGCTTATCTGAAGCGGCGGCAGGCACGGGTGAAGCACGCAAAGCCTTGGTTGAATTAGGACTAGATGCTGAGCACTTAAATCAACTCTCCCCAGATGCCGCCTTTAAAGAAGTCGCGCGAGCGATGGAAAATGTCGAAGGCCAGTNTAGTAAGTCCAGTGACTCGATTGATTTACTCGCCAAAACCGCGGACAAGCTCGGGGTCACCACTGAAGCACTGGCGAGCTTACGCCATGCCGCAGAGCTGACCGGCGTTTCACAAAATAAACTCGATATGGGCTTACAACGGATGACGCGGCGCTTATCTGAAGCGGCGGCAGGCACGGGGGAAGCACGCAAAGCCTTGGTTGAATTAGGACTAGATGCTGAGCACTTAAATCAACTCTCCCCAGATGCCGCCTTTAAAGAAGTCGCGCGAGCGATGGAAAATGTCGAAGGCCAGTCGGATAAAGTGCGTTTAGCGTTTAAGCTGTTTGATTCGGAAGGGGTGAGCCTCGTTAATACTTTAGCTTTAGGGGCTGAAGGGTTAGACCAAGCCGCCAGTGAAGCGGCACGGCTTGGCATTGCGATTAATCGCATTGATGCGGCAAAAGTTGAGGCCGCGAATGATGCAGCATATAAAATGCGTCAATTGTTTGTTGGAGTCAGTCACCAGCTCGCGATTACCTTTGCGCCGATTATTGAGGATTTAACCACACGTTTTACTAACGCCGGCACCGCAGCAAGTAGTTTTAGCAGTAATGTACTCAGTGGGTTTCGTGTTGTAGCTAAGTCCTTTGCTATCGTTGGTGATGGTGTGCATTACATCAACGTCGGCCTTGATATTATTAGCGCAGGCTTTGCGGTGATGAAAAATATGGCCATTCAATCCCTAACTGCAATTGCTCAGGGGTTAAGTTGGCTCTATCAAAAAATGGGCGAGGGGATTAATTTCGTCCTCTCTCAATATCAAAAAATAGCAAAAGCCGGAGCCATATTACCTATCGTTGGTAATAAATTTGAGCGCCTTGGTCAATCCATAGCACGCATGAAATCCAGTGTTTACGAACGTTTTACCCTCGATACCTCCGGATTAAACATCGCAGAAGAAAGCGCGAATAATGTCAATCAAAAGCTCGCACAACTTTATCAAACTCTATTTTCAAAACGACCCACTGAAAGCGTTGATGCTTATTTTGATGAGATTGAGCAAAAAGCCGCGGCCTTAGATGAAAAAATAAGGGCCGCGCAACCGGAAAAATCTGCGCTGATGGGTGCCTCACTACGCGCTCAGGACAATCAAAAGCAACTTGATAGCTTAAAAGAGCGCTTACTTTCTGAAGAAGAAGCCATTAAGCATTCGTATGACAAGCAAAAACGCATTATTTTAGACGCCACCCGTGAAGGTTCAGAAGAGCGGATAAAATTATTAGAAAAAATTGAAGTTCAAAAAAATACTAAATTAAAGGATCTAGCTCAAAAGCAAGCAAAAGAATTGAATGGCGTCGGCCACCAAGCGAAAGAGTTCGCCGGCAATATGGAAGGCAGTTTTAGTAATGCCTTTGCCGGGGTGGTCAAAGGCACGGCCACTGTTTCAGATGCTTTTAGCTCAATGCTCAATGACATGGCCGCCGAAGCCTTATCAATGGCCTCCCGTGGCATTTTTAAAAGTATTTTAGGTGGCGTTATCGGTTCGGTGGGTGGCAGCAGTTTTGCCTCATGGTTTAGTGGGGGCGCTACTGCCGCCGGGGCGAAAGCCTCCGGGGGAAGCGTTGCCGCAGGACAACTGTATCGTGTCAATGAACACGGCGCCGAACTCTTTAGTAGCGGTGGTAAAGACTACTTAATGACTGGTAAAAAAGCCGGCTTTGTCACACCCAATCATCAACTCGGGCAAACGGTGATATCAAATCAAGTGCAAAATAACATTACCATTGCCCCGACAATCAATGCCAGCGGCGCCGATGGCGAGCAAGTCAGCCAGGAGGTCGTAACAACGATTAAACATATTGTTAATGATCAAATCTTTAAATTAAAAAAACAAAAGTTATTGAATGCTTAATTTTCCCAGTCTTTTACCAACAAAAATCGCTATGGATAAGCTTAAGCCACGCCTGCGTATAACGCCGCTCGGCGATGGTTATGTGCAGCGCGAAGCCGATGGTCTAAATACACTGCGCCATTATTTTACTGTGAGTTTTGTAGGACTTAGTGAGATAGAAAAAGACAGTATCATTAGTTTTATTGCAGATAGAGCCGGATTAGAACCGTTTTTATGGTATCACCCCGGAGAAAAACGCTACTTTCAAATCATTTGTTCTGAGTGGCAAGCGAACTTACAACACAATTATTGGACGGTGGTTTTACGTTTTGAGGAGGATTTTAACCCAGTATGAGCTTAGTCGAGTCTGCCAAGATTTATCTATTTACCCTTGATTTAACGCCTTTACAGTCTTCAATAAAATATCACTTTTGTAACAGTCCGGATGGTAATCAAGCCGTACGCTTTGGCGGGGTGGAGTATCAGCCGATTCCGTTAAAAACGGATGGTTTTGAACGTACAACGATTCACCAGCCGACGCCCTCGATTGTGCTCGGCAATGTAAAACCTATTTTGTTACCCCTTTTAAAAGCCCATGATAATTTGCGCGGTGCGTTAATTCGTCGGGTGATGACCTACGTTAGGCATTTAGACGGCCACAGCGACCCGGATGCCAGTGCCACCTTGCCCGAACAAGTCTATGTGATTGAACGCAAATCCCAGCATAACAATTTAACCATTACCTTTGAGTTGGGCAGTAAATTACCGAGTGATTTAAAACTACCTAGGCGCACCCAGCTCGCCTCATGCTCCAAAATATATCGCCAATGGGATGAAGAACAACAAGCCTGGATCGCCGGCAGCTGCCCTTATGCCGCAGCTCAGTATTACAACGAATTTGGACAACAAACGACTGATAAAACAAAGGATCAATGTGGTAAAAAACTTTCAGACTGCATGGCGCGCTTCGGCAATGGACACGCTTTACCCTTTGAAGGCTTCGAGGGCATTAAACCATTTTAAAGCCTACGCGCTCGAGCAATATCCCAGGGAAGCCGTCGGGCTGATTTTACCGGCAGATCACTTTATGCCTTGCCCTAATTTATCCACCACACCCGAAGAGAATTTTTGCATAGACCCCGCTCAACTCATTGATACCCCAAGCGGTACGATACTGATGCATTCCCACCCCGACGGCAGTGTTGAGCCGTCATTAGCGGATATGGTCAGTCAACGTGACACCGGATTATTGTGGGGGATTGTTGCACTCAACCAGCATGCAGTGACCGATGCCATTGTTTTTGGTGAGCAGTTATTCACACAACAATTACTCGAGCGTCCCTTTTTGCATGGTGTTTTTGATTGCTATTCGTTGATCCGTGATTTTTATGCCGTTGAAAAAAAGATTTTTTTGCCTGATTTTCCGCGGCAACGTTCATGGTGGGAAATCGAAAAATATAATTTATATGAGCGTTATTTTACCGAGGCCGGTTTTATTGAAGTGGATAAAGCCACCTCACTTTGCCGCGGTGATGTGTTATTGATGCGCGTTGGTCGCACCACCTGCATTAATCATGGGGCGATTTATTTGGGTGAAGATTGTCGACTGAAAGAAGACCACAATACTGTCAGCTTGCCCGGGATGATTTTACATCATGTTTGTGACAACTTAAGCCGGCGAGAAATGTTGAGTGAATGGCAAAAACGCATTGCAAAGGTGGTTCGTTATGAAAACTAAAATTTATTTGCATGGACGTTTGGGCCGCATTTGCGGCTCTTTTTTTGAGCTAAACATTCATCACGCCCGTGAAGCACTCTATGCCTTATCAACACAGTTACCCGAATTTAAAAAAATTATTCAATCCGGTGAGTGGGCAATTTTTAGAAAACGCCAATCTCTCACTATTGAGCAACTAGAGTTAAATTGTGCCGGTGGTGAGTTGCATATCGTGCCCAAGCCGAAGGGTGCGAAGAATTCAGGATTTGCCCAGATTTTAATCGGTGCGGCTTTAATTACTGCCGGTTACTTTTCAGTTGGGACGGCATTGGCGCCAATTGCCGGAGGGCTCAGTGCCGCAGGTACAGGTCTTGTAATCAGTGGGGCGTTGACGATGCTCTCCCCTCAGCCGAGTTATGATAATGATTACAGTACCACCGACCCGAATGCATCGACTTTATTTAGTGGTGTCGATAATGTTGCCACGCCCGGGGCGCCGGTGCCTTTAATTTATGGCGAGCACTTGGTGGGGAGTTCTGTAGTGTCGAGTCAGTATAAGACCTTATAACGATGGCTATAGGCGACTTGCCGCTAAACGATACGCTTCTAAGCGGTTTCTGGAACCAATCGCCAAGACTTGAACAACCACTTTATCCTCTTTCACTGTATAAATTAAACGATAACCGAGCGCTCTTAATTTAATTTTATAGCAGCCTTTTAAATCACCACCACACACTGCTGATGGGATATGTGGGTTAATTAAGCGTTTTTTCAAAACTTTTTGAAACTGTTGCTGAGTTGTTGGATTTAGTTTTTTCCACTCTTTATACGCTTCTTTGTGAAATTGTAATTTATAAGTCATCGACATCGACATCAATAAAGTCACAATCAGGAGAATTCAAACGTTTTTTGACTATGCCTTCAAGTTGGCGGTCTTCATACGAGTCGAGCATGGCTTCAAAAAGTTCAGGTGGCACCATGTACGCCGCAGGAGCATTATGATTCAAAATAACCACCGGCTCGCCGTTGGCTTCATTAATAACGCTGGTTGGGCTTTTTCTAAGTTCTGTAATGGTTACCGACTGTTGTGCGTAGAGCTGTTTCATACGAGTTAACCTATTGTATTAAATATAGTACAAATTAATACTATAAATAATAGACTATTTTATGTACTTTTTTCAAGGAAAATCTAATATTCAATGACGAATCCTATTCACGGCGCCGGTGGCGGTGGCGGTAAAGGCGGCGGTAGTGTTCACACCCCGACCGAAGCCCCTAATACGCTCTCAACCAATGCTGTTGTTACGTTAGTGGATTTACTCGGTGAAGGCGAGATTGAAGGTTTAGCTCATGGCGCCCAGTCGGTTTATTTTGATGATACGCCGCTACAAAATGCTGATGGTTCGTATAACTTTGAAGGGGTGACTCTTAAAAGCAATAACGGTACACCGTCGCAAGATTATTTACCCGGGTTTGCCGAGTCGGCCAGTGAAGAAGCCTTTAATGTCAAAGTTACTCATGAGCAGCCGGTGATTCGCACGGTTGGCCGTCAAGAAACCAATGAACTGCGTGTAAAAATCGGCTTAGATGCGCTGACTGAATATGCAACTAACGGTGATATTAACGGCTCTAGCGTACATATTCGCATGTATTTAAATAACGTGCTGGTGGTGAACCATGAAATTACCGGTAAAACGACGAGTAAACTTGAACAGACTTTTATTATTAAAATCTCCCCTGGCTATTATATTGCAGACATTGAAACCTCTGATGTTGTTCTTGATAACCTTGATGAGTATTTTAGCTGGAAGCGGGCCGGTGCACATGCAATCACGAATAATTATTACAAAGCAACAAGCTTTACTTATCCCTACACCTTAAAAGTTGAACGTGTCACTGAAGATGCCGATTCGAGTCGGGTGCAAAATACCGTTTATTTAACCAGCATCACCGATGTGATTGATACAAAACTTAACTACCCCAACAGTGCGGTTGTTGGCCTCGAATTTAGTGCCGCGCAATTTGGTAATCAGTTGCCCAAGCGCAGTTATTTAATTCGTGGGTTAAAAATTCAAGTGCCAAGTAATTATGACCCCAGTACGCGAATTTATAGCGGAATTTGGGATGGTAGCTTTAAAACAGAATATTCAAATAATCCGGCCTGGGTATTTTATGATTTACTGACGAGTGAGCGTTATGGTGCCGGTCATTATCTTGTAGATGCTGATGTAGACAAGTGGGAGTTGTATAGCATCGCCCAATATTGTGATGAGTTGGTGCCGGATGGCCGTGGCGGCAAGCAACCGCGGTTTTGCTGTAATTTAGCGATAAATAATCAAAACCAAGCGCTCAACATGATTACCCAGCTCACCTCGATTTTTCGGGGGATGGCTTATGATGCGGCGGGGACGATTCAATTTAGTCAAGACCGCCCACGCGAGCCGTCGATGTTGATTACACAAACCGATGTAGTGAACGGCCAATTTGATTATCAAACCAGCAGCATTAAAGAATTGCATTCGGTCTGTGTGGTCGCCTTTAGAAATCCGGATCTAAACTATGCGATTGATCAAGAAGTGGTGGAGGATGCCAGCCGCTTAGCGCGCTTAGGTGAGCGCCGCCTGGAAATTACTGCGGTCGGTTGCACCTCCCGATCTCAAGCGATGCGCCAAGGGCTTTGGGCACTGCAATCGGAGGCACAGAGTGACATGATAAGCTACAAAGCCACGCAAGACCACATTCATTCCCTGCCGAGTGATATAATTAAAATCTTTGATCCGAATATGGATCAAGAACAAGGGGCGGCCGGTGTCATTACCGCGGTTAATAATAATGTGGTGACCTTAGATCGTGAGGTGAGTTTATCCAGTCAAAACACCTTAATGATTTTTTCAGCGGAGCAAGGGATTGAAGAATATACAGTGATTGGTGCACCCGGGTCTAGAAGGCTGGAGGTAGACCGTACCATCATCGCTGATGTAGGCGCACGCTGGGTATTGTATCACTTTACTGCACCGAAGCAATGGCGTATTACAGCCATTACCGAAGAAGACGACGGTACGTATACCGTGAATGCGATTACCCATGACCCGGATAAATATCAAAAGATCGACGAAGAGCGAGCGCTTGGCGTCAGCAAAGAAAATACCGTCATTCCAAGCTTAAAAGCACCGAGTAATTACCGCGTTGAACAAAGCGTAAGTTATCACAGCGGAACTGCTGAGAGTTTATTAATTGTTGCCTTTGATGGCGATCCAAATGCGGCGTATTACGAGTATCAATTGCGCAGCAATGAGGGTAATTATTCAGACGTTAAAACCACGCATTTAAATCATATTGAGTTAAGTAGCACAGGTGCAACCTATACGTTTCGAGTACGTGCGATGGGCTGGTTTGGGCAACGTAGTCATTATTCAACATACCGCTGTAGCGCATCGCTGGAGCAGCAGATTCCTGAGAATGTCAGCCGTTTTGTCTCCTCGTATAGCGATAAAATCGCCGTTTTAGAGTGGGCGAAAAATCCAGAGCTGTATGTTAAGCACTATGAAATCAGGCACGGCACCGCTTGGGAAAATTCGATTTTAATTGCAGAACTTAATAGCACGACATTGCATTTAACCCATGCCAGACCTGGCTTTTATTTAATTAAGGCGGTCAGTCAGTGGGGGATTAAATCAGCTGAAGCGAGTGTGTTAGAGCTGACTGATTTAACGCCCTTAAATATTATTCAAGAATATGATTATGCCGCCAATGATTGGCCAGGCGAGTTTTATCATACCGCCGTTAATAATAATAACTATATTCGCTTATTTTCATACTATTCTTGGGGCGGCATGACTCAACCCTGGGAGGATTATAGTGACAGTTGGGAAAACACCAAAAGCGGGACCTTAGCCACCGATATTAGTGAAGGATACTACCTGAGTGCTGTTTATGATCTAGATAAAATCATGCGCTGCCGTGTCTATGCGGATATGCAAATCAGTCAAAGCAATGATGATTTGTCATGGGATAACATGCAACAGGCGTGGGAGCATTACACACTAGAACATAATTGGTCGTGGCTCGGCTCACCGGAATCCTGTGGCTTTGAAGTTCAATTTTCAACATCGAATGACAATCAAAACTGGTCGGAGTTTATGCCGCTCAGCGCATCATTTTCACACTTTCGTTATGCTCGGTTTAAAGTCATTTTAAAGCGCTTCGATGCGCAATATACCCCGGAGTTGCAAGAATTAACATGCACTTTTGATGTGCCAGAAACTATTTATAACGTTGATAATTTTCCAGTCAGTGCAGCCGGTTCTACGTATATTTTTCCAGAACCGATGCAGCAAAAAGTGATTGTGATTGCAACGATTCAAAGCGGCGCGGCGGGGGATCAGGTGCAGGTCAATAAAAGTTTAACTCAGGCGACGGTCAATATTTTTGATAAAGACGGCACAGCAAAAACAGGCGAAGTCGATTTATACATAGGAGGGCATTAATGCAGGAGTTTAAAATTAATGAAGTGGTTGCTAGCTCAAGTCCCGCGGTCAGTCGTGAAAAAATCGTCAATTCTATCTTAGCGAATCAAAGCAATTTTGCCGGCGATAATCCACCGAGTAATCCTGTGGCCTGTATGTTTTGGGCGGATACGCAAAACGAAGTGTTGTGGCAGCGCAGTCTTGATAATACCGAGTGGATCAATAAAGGGCCGATTGATAGCCAGTTAGCAACGGATGAGGATGCACAATCTTATGCNAGTCTTGATAATACCGAGTGGATCAATAAAGGGCCGATTGATAGCCAGTTAGCAACGGATGAGGATGCACAATCTTATGCCGGTGGGCCGAACTTATACTTAAACAGCACCTTTCGTGACTGGGATGATGAGCGAACGCTGCCGCGCTATTTTTATACCTATTACAACTCTTCCGCCTTAAGTGCTGAGTTTGAACGCATTGCCCCGAGCCCTTCTGCCGCTGAAGACAGCGATGAATATATAGCGTATGACCTACTTAAACTCGTTGGTAGTGATATTAATCGCATCGGTTACGATTGCCGCGTGCTGAAAGTCACGTTACAAGCCGGTAGCGGCAGCTTTAGCTTAAATCAACGTGCGTTTGTTGCAGCACACTCCTATGTCACCAGTGGCTGCTTAATTCATGTCAAAACCACCGGCACCGCGGATGTGCGTTTTAAAGATGACCCGTGGCCACTGACTGAAAAAGCCTTACCCAGTGAGGATTTTAATAAAAATATTAATTTTTATAATCATTCAAAAACCAGCGGACCGGGCGGTGATTTAGGCTTTAATATTTTTGTCGCTAACCCGACTGAAACCACTGTGTTGTATATTGCCCTGCCCTGGCTCTGTATCGGCTATGGTCATTATTGGCGGGATAATACAATCAACATCATCAATCACACCAAGCGCAAAATCCTCTCTGAGAACTCGGGCTATTCAATGAGCTTAAACGGTGTGTGGAGTCAGTGGAACACGATTACCCAAGCTTACACCGATGAAAATGTCTTTACCGTAAACTTCCCTGTATCTTTCCCCATTGCTTGCACCAATGTGGTCATTACCGCCCTGGACCCGGATCAACTCAGCGGTAATGACATGCTACCTAAACTGTGCTCGCGTTCACAATCGAGCTTTCAGATGATGTTTAGCCCAGGTTTACAAGCGGCTGGGTTTTCATATTTTGCCACCGGTTATTAAAAGGGGAAATAATGAGCACAGACTATTATTATGCACATTACAATCATACGAATGGCGCGATTATCGGCTTATACACCAGCGCAGCGCCGCCGGTATCTCAATACCCGGTCCCCGGTAATCCGACTGAAATCAACATTGATACCTCAGAGCTGCCCACACCCTGGATCACTATTACAGAAAGCCAGTGGCTCAATATTATTAATTCCCCGGGCAAATACATCATTAACAATGATCAAGTTGCATTAACACTCACCGGCGAAGCCCTCACTCAAAGCCTCATTGCGAGCAATATCAAAGAAATTAAAGCCCGGCGCAATCGAGAAATGAATCAGCCGATTACGTATAAAACTATGCAGTTTGATACGAATGAGAAATCGCAGTTTAATATTGAGCGTTCGATTAGAAAATGGGCCAGTTTAACGGTATTAATCAATGATAAATTAGGTTGGATTTTATCAGATAATTCGGTGTATTACGTCAGTTTAACCGAGTTGCAAGAACTTGAGGATTTAATCACCCATCGCGTTGAGCTACTTTATGCCTACTCTGGTATTTTAGAACAGCAAGTGACCGCAACACAGACAATCATTGATGTGAATGCACAAAATTGGGACGTGCTCGCCCGTCAAGATGAAATCTTAGCCATTTTGCAAGGAGCCGCCTGATGCTTAGCTCCGGTGATGTCGTCGCTTATCGTGGCAATAGTGTGATCTCAAGCATTGTACGCTGGTGGACAGAGTCGCCCTACTCGCATATCGGTGTGATTTGGAAAATCAATGATCAATTATTTTTTGTCGAAGCGCTGATTTTTAAAGGCGTGCGCATTATCCCCATCGATAAGCTTCCCGCTGATTATGAGGTGATTAAAACCCTGGTTACGCTACTCGGTGAGGCTGAGGCATTTATTTTTCAGCACTTAGCCGATGATTACAGCTTAATTGATGCAATACGGGCCGGCTTAGGTCTTAAGCAAAAAGATCCCACGGGTTGGCAATGCGCTGAGTTTGCCGCGCAGATTTTAAAGCGCTGCGGCTTACGCTTGCCCGAACGTGAGAACCTTACCCCGATTGAACTAATAACACTCATCAAACAAGGTGCATGATGTATAGCGTGATCAAAAGTTTTTGGGCCTATGGCGTCGGNCGAACGTGAGAACCTTACCCCGATTGAACTAATAACACTCATCAAACAAGGTGCATGATGTATAGCGTGATCAAAAGTTTTTGGGCCTATGGCGTCGGTGGTGTCTTGGTCATTGTCATTATTTTTGTTTGGCGTTATGAAATGAGGCAAAGTGCCCAGTATGAGCTCAAGCATGAAATCGCTCAAACGAATTGGAAACACAACACTGAAACCTTCCATTTAGAACAGCAGCGCCTTAAACAGATTCAACAACGCTATTTTACTGAAGTTGCTGCCACCGATGAGGAACATGATGATGTGGATCACGCCTTACTTGAATCGCTGCATGCCAGTAAAAACTGGTCTGCTACTGAT